AAGACTTGATTGCTTTCGCTTGTCTGCAACAGTTTGACAATTAGTCGAAAAGGGCGGGCGAATTGTTTCACCCTCGCGGAATAGATTGGGTCAATCCCGTCTACATTCTTGTAGGCGTCATTCCCCCTATTCACACGGATTGATGTAACACCTGTTAATGTGTAGCCACCAATGATAACGAAATTCTGTGAAGGATCGTATACAGTAGAGGACATATTATAAACTCCTCAGTGTTCGTACAATGTTTCGGCTTCCTTCGTATGCCGTTTGCAACAGTGAAATAACAGCAACAGCTTCTGTGATGCCAGATAAATCTTCTGCATTGCCGCCGATGATACATTCAACATCGTTGCACATGAACACCCATTCCCTTGTAGCCAGTGACTGTCCAAACTCCAATTCAGGGAGTTGTTCAATCCACACATCCTTGGCGAAGAACATAGTTGTTCCGCTGTTATCCTTGATTATAAGTGGAAGGTATTGCAACGCTTTAATGTCTGCACTAAACAACAGTTTTTGAACACCATTAAGCAGGTCATTACTTTCACTGGATTGAGCCAAGAATATGCTCACTTGCCATTTACTGTATTTCTGCTTGGTAACAGAAACACTCCCGTCCATTGCTCTTTTGCTTGTGTAGATTGGGTCAATTCGATTAATCCTGACAACATTGTCAGAACTAAACCCCTCAATCGGAACACCTGCAAATGTGATGCTAATATCACTAGGGGAATATGTATACACTCTTTCCTTCTCCTTAGATTAAGGTGGGGAATCCTTTCCCCTTATTATTATTCCCTAGAAACTGCTTAGGCTTGCCATTCCGAAGGAACAACGCCACCAAGCAATTGAATAGCAGCAACATCTTCAGGAGAGATGAGCGAGTTACCACCAATGATGTCATCCATCTGTGTGCAATGGAAAACCCAATCGCGGTTGTTCAGGCTATTACCGTATTGGCTATTAGGCACAACACCGATATAGGCTTCTTGAGCAAACGCAACAGAACGACCAGAACCATCCTTAACAGTCAGAGAGAACAATCCATCGCTGTTCTTACTTGCCTTGTCATTCATGTACAACAGGGTGAGGATGTCGTTAGAAGCACTGCCTTGACCCAAAGACACAGTGACCTTACCGGAAGTGTTGGCCTTGTAAACACGAGTGGCGATGTTATCAACGCCAGTCACATGCTCATAGGTTTCACTGTCACGTTCAACATTAATGTGACTATCTTCAGCGTAGCCAGCAATAACGTGGATAAGGCCAGAAGATTCTTGGGAAATTACAACATTAACGTCAGACGGAGAATACGTCGAAGTACGAGTAGATGCCATTTTCTTTATTCTCCTTATTAAGCAGTCACAGTGCCAGTGATGCCGTTAACATACATAATTGCACCAGCAAGGCGGGCAGTGAATGTAACGTCAGGCAGAACACGGGTGGCACGAACAGCAGACGAAATGTTCAGGACATTCGGTACACTAACAACAGGGGCAGGGCTGTCTGCCAGCAATCCAACTTGAATCCCTTCAGCCAGTACACGGCGGATTTCAGCTTCGATAACAGCGGCACCTTTACTGGTGTAGCCAATCTTCTTGCTGTTGATTTGCTGGAACCAAATACCCTCTTGAATACGGGCCTTCAGCCAGTACACACCCACCATCACATCAACCCATTCAGAACTTGCAACTTTCCCACCAATAACCACATCACGGCCACCAATGCTGGCTTCGTAAGTAGAACCATTCTTGCCCTTGATGTAATTAGCTTCAGAGCTAGACAGCGTGTCAGCCGTAATGCCAGAGAGCGTCTTGTAGCACCAGTGGTTAGAACCGGGTTGTTGGGGAGCAAAATAACCAACCCAAGCACATTCGATGAAATTAGTATCAGCAGAAGCATTCCAGATGTAGAATGTGTTGTCGTAATTCAGAGCCTTGACTTGGCTGAAAATATCAGACGTAGAAGAAGTTTTCACACCACTAGCTTGGCTAGAGAACACATACATCTTCTCAAGTGTTTCAACAGCGGCAGCGACATCCAGAATGTCAGCATCCACGTGCGATTCAGTAGACAGCATGAACCAAGTGTCATTCAAGTTCTGAACAGCAGTGATGGTGTCAGCCCATTCTTCAGTAGCGGCATCATTGGCAGCCGACAGGTTGGCGCTAAGGGCTTTCAGTTCATAGCCAGTGCCGGAGACAGAAGGGGCAATAGTGATAGTGGTGGTTCCACCGACAGTAAGACCTGTAACACCAGCAGAAGTGATTGCGGCACGCAAGCCATCACAAATCTCAGTAGCTGTAGCGCTACCATCGGATGTGAAGCTAATAGCCTCCCCTTCCAACGTGAACGAGTAAACAGCAGAGTTTGCAACTGTCGGGGTAATTGTCACGCCCGGAACTTGGCGACGACCAACAACAATCTTGTCCAACCCTTGGTCTTGAGCAAAGTATTTCTGAGCCGCTTTGTACACATTAGATGTACTGGCAAAATCAGCAGCCACTTCGGTAACGCTGTTATATTCTTTAGCACGTTCTGCAAAGGCAGTGTGTGCGGCAATAAAGCAAGGGACTGCAAACGAAGCCCGCTGCACTGTAGCAGTTTCACGACTAATCGTGATGCTGATCAAATCATTAAGAACAGTCATGTTCTATCTCTCT